GCCGATTCATAGATCATCTCATTAAGCGCCGCGACGTTATTCTGCGAGCCCGCAATGAGCGCGAGACGCGCCTTGATGCCAGCGTACTCGTCGGCAAGGGCGACCGTCCCGCGAATCATATCCTGTGCCGACGATAGCCCGCGCATAAAGAGGTCGCTGACGATATTCGCCGCAAACATGCTTCCGAAGAATTTCATCTTCCCCGCGGCACTTTCCGACGCATCACCGACGCCGCGGATTCCGCCCGATAGCTTCGTCAGCTTATCCGACACAACGGATGTCGCGCGGCTCATCTTTTCGAGCACGGGGCTCACGCCGTCGCGCAGCGAGATATAGTTTTGCAGTGTCGCCATAGATAACCTCCTTTCCTATCGTCGTTTGATTTTCGCCGCCTCGCGCTTTTCATGCTGGGTGTATTCGTCCATGAGCGCGTAGACAATCGCGAGTTCATGCTCCGGCAGGGAAAAGACCTCATGCGGTAATTTATGCAGCTTAATCAGCGCGAAATATGCCACATGAGTATCCCAGTCCCCCGCCTTTAGGAGTTTTTTACCCGCTTAATCTTATCATCCATCCCCGCCTCGAAGTCGCAGACCTGCGCGACGGCGCTGTAGAGGTCGGTGAGCTCGCCCGGCGTGAGCATCGCCTTGAGCGTATCCTCTGCGCCGATTGTGCCCCAGCTGTCCTGTAACTCGGAATCATCAAGGTTCGGATAGACGATGCTCTGGAGCGCCATGTCCATCGCAAACGCTTCGTTATCAAACTCGGTCTTGAAGTCGCGTGTCCCCTTCATCGGCACGCGCTTCGTATGGCGCTTGTGGAGCTTATCCATCTCGTCATTCGTCAAGACGCGCAGCTTCCATTCGACGGGCTCGCCGTCCACCACGAAACGCGGCGATGCGACGTAACCGACCGGCTCCTTCTTGACGACGTTCTCCGCGAGAAATGCTTTGAGTGAATCTGCCATTGTGTTATTCCTCCAATCAAAAAGGCGGGATGCCCCGCCTCGTTACGCCCTCATGCCGTCGAGCTCTTTGAACTTCTCCGGCACCTTGATTCCCTCGAACGTGAAGGCTATCTCGTCTTCAAGCCACTTGCCTTCGGCGTCGAATGCCGCGACCGTGATCTTATCGATGTTACAGTCGGTGAGGATCACCGTCCGCTTGCCCGCTTCGCTCGTCGGGTCTTCGTTCACGACCTGCAAATCGAAGTACGTGTCTACACCCTCGTTGAGATATTTGAGTATCATATCGTCGAACAGGGACGTGTTTTTGTAAATCGTCAGCGTTCCGCTGCCCTTGCCGCCGACGGACTTATTGCCCTTCAGCAGCCGCCCGAGAATCGGGACTTCCTCTTTCTCCTTCTCAATCGTCGCTTCAAGGCTCTTTGCCTGAAAGAGCAGCTTGCGTTCGCTCCCGACCGTGATGTATGCACTCGCGAGTTTCGCCGAAATGACGTCCTTCGCGAGCATCGTCCGAATCGCGCTGATTCCTGCCATATATTAGCCCTCCTTCCTCACGCCACAACTATCGTGGCATATAGCTTCTCCATGCACGCCGTCGGCTGAATCTCAAACGTCCACAGCACCGCCGTCTTTTCCTCTCCCTGCATCGGAATCGGCAGGTCGGCATCGCGGAAGTTCTGAATCGCACGCACCCTCTGATACTCCTCAAGGAGTGCAACGCCATCTTTCCACAGCGAGAGCCTCCCATCTGCGTCGTTCTGCGTTTTGCCGAGGTAAACGCGGTTAAACAGCCGGCTGAGGTCGAGCGCCGCATTATCGAGCACGCGGATGACCTGATTCAAAGAAAAGTCGCGGTTCATCGCCTTTGTGAACTCGGTGAACGTGTTGATGTCCGTCAAGAGGCGCGTATCACCGACAACATTGCCGCCGACCGCATCCGTGACGTTGTGGAACATCAGCATGCCATCACGCACCGCCTGTTCAAGCTCATACTGCTTGTAGTTCGTGTTGACTGTATACTCACCGTCATAGATGGCGTTCGTGCAGCTCGCATTGATTGCGCAGGACGCCTCCTTGCCGACGAGCCAGTAGACGAGGGAGCCCTTCTCGGCGCCCTTGTCCTTGACGTCGTTCTTGACGGAGATAACGCCGTGGTAGTTGACCTTCTCCTTGCCGTGGATGACAAGCTGGAACTTCGCACTCGTCGATTCGCGGCACCGCTTTGTAAAGCTGATGAGAAGCGACTTAATCGTCTCGTCTGCGCCCGCATAACCGATGATGTTAAAATAGTACGGCTCGATATGTTCGAGGTAGCTCTGATAGTTCGCCACCGTCACGGCAGTTCCGTTCGTGCCGTCCTTGAGCGGCAGCCCCGCCGTAACGGCGAGCGTCGCGTCCTTCTTGAATACGACATAATCGTTATCTTCAAGGTCTGCGGCAGTCGCTACAGCGCCCTGCTTGTCGACGGTCTTCATAACGCCATCCGTTGCGAGGTAGGTGTAGGCGATGAATTTCCCGGCGTTATCCGGATCGCTCTGCACGCTGATTGTGATGTCGTTACCGCGCACGCCCGCATACTTCGCCGTAGCAAGCGTGTTCGACGCTTTTGCCCCGTCTCCGTTGAGACGGTAGAAATATCCCATCTTGAGGTTCAAGAAAAGCTCCCGCAGCGGGCGCATCTTCTCATGGCCGTAGTCGTACCCGAAGATCGCCTGACAGTTCTTCTGAAATTCCTCCGCCTCAACGCGGAACACCGCGCCGCTGACGCCCCAATCAAGGATAAGGGGCATCGTCCCATATCCGCGGTCGGCGATGTCGGTCATCGCCCGGTCTTTGGAAATAAAATTGATGTACGTTCCCGGCAGTTTCTTGTTCTGAAACAGCCACGTACCGCCGCCTAATGCCATAGTTGCCTCCTTACTCGTTAATGTCCTGCGCCACGGGCTGACTGAGTGCCTTTTTCAGCATCTCGTCAATCTGCGCATGCGTATAGAGCTGCCCCTCATCCAAGAGGCAGGTCAGAATATCTGCGTAGCGCTTATACTTTGCCGATTTGACGATGGTCTGACCGTCAAACGCGGCTTCCTGCTGCGGCTCTGCCGCCGTCTTCTCATCCGCCATGTTTTACGCCTCCTTTTGTATTTAACGTCTTCATCTTCTCTGCGTGCGGACGCTCCTTCAAAACGAACACATTGTACGCGACGAAGAAGTGAAGAATCCCGTCCGTAACGCGATAACTCATTTCCTCCCCGCGCACCTGTGTTCCGTCCTCAAGCGTGATGTACTCGAGCGCCATAAAGAGCGCTTCCGCCATTTCGTGAATCTCTTTTCGGCTGTCCGTCACCTCATCGGCGTCGTTCAATATAAACCAGATGTCGAATCTGTGCTCTTGCACATAGCGATTGCCGACGACGTGCTCCGATGTCTGATCGAGCGGCTTAATGCGAAAGCACGGAAACCGCACATGGTTCTTCTTCATATCCACGTAGACGGGGTAATCGGTCAAGGCGTGAAGCCTTGTTGCAAGCCCTTCGATGATACGGTTAATTTGTGTCATCCGTCCACTTCCTCAAATGTGCCGTTACCTCTGCATCTATGATCGTCTTTGCGCTCTTCCCCGTTTCTGCAGCCGCCTTTTCCGCCATGTTCAGACCATCGACAAAGCCCTTGACGAGCCGCTTGCCGAGGATCGGCACGAAACGCCCCGGTGTCTGCCTGTGCCCATCGTTGACATAAGACGCATAGGACGCAGAGTTAAAGACTTTCACTGTGCCAACAGAGCCCTCAAATTGCACGCGCTCAGCACCCCACGATCGGCGCATATGCTCCGATTCCGTGCGATAGACTTTGCCATTGCGCTCCACCTCTCGGTATTTGCCTTTTGGCGTGTTCTTCTTCGCTACCTTTAGATAAGCTTGTGCCAGCTTTTTCAGCGTCTTCCTATGCACACTACGGATTTTTCGCTTGTCTTTTACCCGGTCAAGCCTTTCGAATAGCCGCCGGAAACCAGAGAAATCAATCTCTACGCCTTTACCCACCGTGAACACCTCGAATCTCAAGCGGCACTTCTTGATGTGACGTATAAATCGCAGAAGCCCCCGCGCTCTTAAAATGCAGGATGCGCCCGCCGTGCTCGACGTCGATATCCGCCCCGGCGGGAACGGATATTTCCGGCGCGAGATACAGCGTCACCGACTGCGCAATCACGG